TTCTTAGATATAGGAAACTCTGCTATTGGTAATTTATTAGTAGCTTTTACTTTTACTTTACCGGTTTCATCTCTAGATATATCAAGAAACTCTGAAGAGTATTCTTTTTCTTCTATTCTTTTTATCTGAGCATTTACAAGATGTGGTGGAAACTTGGCCTCTTTTCTAAATGCAAATGCCTCTTCTATATTTCTTGGATGCTGAGATACCTCAAGTTGATAATCTTTAGGTTCTTTATTTTTCTTGATTTCCTCAAAGTATTTATCTAAAGCAATTAATGCTTCTTGGACAAGTGAATTACCATAGTCATCTATATATGGTGGCATAGACCATTGTTCAGGTATAAACAATCCTGATTCTCCCCATGTATTATCTTTATCTATCAGATTAGTTTTAACTGGGTATATATCATTACTGGCTGGATCAAGTATCATTTTCTTTAAAGGACCACATTGATCAAGATCCCCTACTGATCCCGCAGCAATAAATAATCCTGTAGTAATCATACCAGACTTAAGTGCTGGTTTAATATATCCAAAGGTTGTATCCATCTTGGGAGCAATTCCTGCTTCCTCATGAAAGAAGAACTTAACCGGACCCCCTACACCATTTGTTGGATCTTTCTCAAAAGACATACCTTGCATAGTACCTTTAAGTCCTATTTCAGCTTTTCTATCTCCTTTTCTTATCTCAATCTTTTGTTGCCACATCATTACTTTATCAGGAGACATAGGTCTATACCATGCAGTATGTTCATTTAAGAATGCTGCATACTCAGATAAGAATTTCCAGGTACCTTTCTCATTGATATAATCTTTAAGTGATGCACCCATTTTTAAAGTAACCCCTGCCTCAAACCATAACTGATTAATGAGTTTACCTGCATGAAAATATGAACTAGCTATCTGTCTTTTTTTAAGAATAGCTACGTGCATGTAGTTTATTTCTGCAAGTATCTCATATAAGGCCATATGATATTGTGCATCTCTTATCTTAGCAAATCCAAATTTTTGTTCCTCCTTATCAAAAATAGGTAAGAAGTTTAACCACATATAATAATCTCTTGTAAGGAACCAAGTTTTAGATCCTGATTTAATTATTAGACCTAATCTGCATTTAGCTTTTTGGTCATCCCAATAGTTAATAAAATCTTTAGATTTAAATGGAGCTACACAATATACTTTTTCTATATTGAATCTTGTTGACTCAGATATAAATATTTTATTACTGACATCATCAAACTCATATTCACCGGGCTCTTTAAATAATGCAAACACAAACTCACCAAATTCTTTTCTTGTATCAAAAGATGTAGTAGTCCATGTTCCATTATCCCAGGTGGGAATATCCGTGTACATATTTTCCATAACTACTTGATTTTAAGAATCATACGAGAGGCCAATTCCTCCACGTACTTTACTAGATTGCTCTTCCTGTAAATCTTTATATACTCCTTTAAAAGAAGCTCTAATAAGATCAAAGTTTTTTGCTGCAGCTACAAGTGAGTTTATATTACCATCTCTTCCTGCAGTAATTGGAGTAGTCTCCATATATCTTGCTAATCTATCTAACATAGATGCCATACCTTTATATGCTCTATATGTAGGAGTCTCATATAATCTTTGACAGAATACTAATGCTTGATATATTGTTTTATCCTCAGTAGAAAATTCAGCTTTAATCTCAGCAAGAATTAAATCTTCTTTATCTATCTCTGGTGTGTGAAAGAATGGATTCATATCAGGATTAGGACATGTCATATAAAACAAGTACTGGTATATCTTAATATAGTTTTCTGGATATTCATCCATCACATCCTTAAGTGCATGTAGTGTATAACAATGTTCAGTTGGTATTACTACATTATTTTGTACATCAAATAGTTTTATTAACATGTTTATAATGATTTAATTATAGCAATTACTTCTTCTTTTAAATATGGTATCTCCATTGGTATTACTTGTTTAATTTCCGGATCTCCTTGATCAGTATATTTAGTAATAGGATATCCCCATTCATCTACCCCATCTAAGTCAAATGTAACATGATGTATAAACAGTTTACCTGGTTTTAATTTTGGGTTATGCTTCAACATAATATACATATATATACTTAATTGTAGTGCATAGTGGTTAAAATTACAATCATCCAAATGTGATACAGGTTCCTGTAATTTGTCACTAATCCCATCCCAATCCTTATATGATTCAACATCAATCTTCTTATTTGTCTTGTAATCTATGATATTAATTTTATCATTTACTACTTCTACTAAATCTGATTGACCACATATACCTGCAGATTTTAAATAAACCATATGTTCTGGATACACACCTTGTTCTAATTTTTGAGAGGGAGCATACTTTAAATTGTTTACTTCTGGTACTGGAGTTATTATTGGTATTATCACACCATCTACTTCCAATGAAGATAGACTGCATAGATCTGATTCTCTTTGGTTATGATAAAAGGTTCCTAATGATGTAGCTCTTAGTGCTTCATTATCCCAGATTTCAATTATCTTTTCTGGTGCTATACCAAACCATTTTGATTTTTTTTGTTTAGAGCATCTAGCAGCTACTTCAACTTTATCAAATGGCTTTTTTAATTTTGATATAAGACTTGTTACACTAGTCCATTTGATAGATTCTTCACCTTCAATACTAGTATAACTATGGTCATCTGCTTTAAATACTATACTCATAATTGTGCGTTTTCTATAATTGTATCAGCTAAAATAATTGATGCTTCATCATTTGATGTCAACATACTTTTAATATTATTAACTTCTTCTTGAGTAAATTTACCTTCTAATCTAAGTATACTTAATGATAAAAACTTATTTTGAAGTTCTAATTTTTCTATTCTATTTAATAATACCTCTGTTGGAGGAGTATAAACATTTTTATTAATGCTTGTTATTTTATTCCATAAATTATTACTCATAAAACTAATCTTTAAGGTTATCTAGTTTATCTTCATCTTCTTCTGTGATAACTGCTTTCCATCTTAAGTCTGGACACTCTGATGATAATGATCTTGTTTTAAATGTAAGTGAACATCCACATAAATTACAACATGGTTGCGTCCCTGGCATTACACATGATGAACCTTTAGTATCTTTTCTTACACACATATTACACAACTCCATTCTGTCTGCTGCAATCTTTTCTACAAAGGCATCTCTTATTACAGAGTTCTTAATACCTTCCATAATTTGCTTTCTATTATGCCAAATCTTCTCCAGTTTTCCCATCTGCTTTGTCTTTTAAAAATTTATCTTTAATTTCTTTATCTGCTTTTAGCATTTTATCTGCTTTCTCCAATAATATAACTTTAGCCTCTATTCTTTTCTTATAGTTATAATTGGCCATAGTATCCGTATTTAGTGTTTCAATACTATTATGATACTTATCCAAGAGTGCAGTAACTAATCTAGGTTTAATAGACATGATTCCTAAACCATCTAAGTTTATTCTGATATGATTTAACTCAGTTAAGTTTTTTCTTATCTCTTTATAGTAGAAAGTCATGAAATTATCTACAAGTGTTTCTGAAATATTTAAATCTTCAGCAACTTGTTTATATAATGTATTAGGTTTTTTTGGGATCATCTTCCTAAAAATTTATAATCTAATAATATATCTCCTTCTGTTTGTACTTGCAAGGTAGGATTTAATCTAATGAGTTTTTTATCTACATCATCTTTAATTACTAACATTGTTTTCATTGCTTTATTAACTGCATTTCTAACTGTTTGTGGAGACTTAAATATCATCTGTTCTTCAGAAGAAGCATCATAACAAAAATGAGTTAATTCAATAGGTCCTGACATGCTCAATAATGTTAAACAGTTTAAGTCAGAATCACTCACCACTATATGATTAATATAGCAGTGAGATAATATCTGAAACTTAACAATTTCCCATTTTGGCATTACAGCACGTTTCTGTACTTGATTTACTAATGCCATGAGTTCCTATTGAGTTTTAAGTTTTCTTTCTTGTTCTGGTGTTGGTGCATCTAGATCATCTTCACCTTCAGTAGGTGGATTCATCATCATTGCAAGTTGGTAGTTAATACTTGTTCTTTTGAATCTAGCCTCATCAATTTCACACAGTACTTTCTCATATTCTAGTTGTGCTGTTAAATAAGGAATTGATTCTTTGTAAAATTTAAGCATGTCAGCCTTTCTTTCTGCTAATTCTTCTGCTGTTAATTCTACTTCTTCTTGATGTTGGTTTTCTGTACTCATGATATATATTTTAAAAGTTTATACAAATATATACAAAATAAGTTTAAACTTACAGTATTTAAAATAAAAAACTCAGGTACGTTAATTACCTGAGTTCTAAATTATAGATTAGTAGTAGTTATCTATTTTTGATTGTAAAGTTTAATATAGTCAACATGTAAAAGCTTCTATCTATATCAAATTCAATAGTAAAAAAGTCTAAAGCTCCAAGACGGACTCTTATACACACTTTATCCCATTGTTTATTTTTTATCTTCCAAGCATTTCTTAATTTCATATTTTTACTTATATGGTAAATAAGAAGTTCCTTTAGCTGACTTAACTGCTTTTAGAATTTGTTTACGTTGCTTACCTGTAGACTCATAAGATACATGTACCCAATCAGGATTAGTATCAGTTCCAAACTCCCAAATCATTTGGTCAAAACTAAGATTGTCTTTGATGTAGTTAAAAATTTGAGCATTAGTTATTGATGTACCATCCATATCAATATCAATTGCTTCACCAGAACAATGCTGTGAGGACAAACTCCCTCCTACAGCAGTATTCAGAGCTTTGCTTCTGTAGCCTGATGAAATATGAATTGGAACTCCAAAGTGTTCTCTAATTGGTTGGAACACATTCTCAGCCAATAATTTAAAGTTTTCAATATGCTCTGGTGTAGGCATATTACTAATTCCTTTTCTTTTAGCAGTTTCTGATCTCATTACTTCTGCTAATGATAGATTTTTACTTAATTGCATCTTATTTTGTTTTATCATTAAATTGGTAGCCAAACACTAC